TGAAGCTTGAAAACTTGATACCAAGGGCAGCAAAGCTGATTCCAAAAGGGAATTTTGAAGTTAAGATTTCAACGGAAGATTTCATTGGTTATATTGACCTTCTTGCACCAGTGACCATGTTCCATGAATCGGAAGTTCCGAATCAGTATGACATCTATGACTTCAAGTATTCCAATAATATCAGCAATTACAAACAGTCAGACCAGTTGCACCTGTACAAATATTTCTTTGAAAAGTGCAACCCTGGCAAGTACATCAGAAACCTTTTCTTCTTGTTTGTTCCAAAGGTCAATATCAAGCAGAAGAAAACCGAAGATTTGTCAGAGTTCAGGAAAAGAATTCTTGATGAATTGAAGGGTGTTGAACCCGAACTGGTTCAGATTGAATATGACCCAAACAAGGTCATCAACTTCTTACTGAACACAAAGCATACCATTGAAGCAACAGACTTCAATAAAAACCCTGGTTACTTATGTAACTACTGCGAATATCAAAATTATTGTGAGAAAGGAATTGATTACATGTTATTACCAAGCAAAGAAAGAAGAAACATTGCGAAAATCGAAAAGAAAGTCATTTGGATGTATGGTTCACCGTTCAGCGGAAAGACCACATTTGCAAACAAGTTCCCTGACCCCCTGATGCTGAACACTGATGGAAACATCAAGTTTGTTGATGCACCGTTCATTGCAATCAAGGACAAGGTTGAACCGAATGGAAGGATGTCACCGAAAAGAACATTCGCCTGGGATGTATTCAAGGAAGTCATTGAAGAACTGGAAAAGAAGGACAATGAGTTCAAGACCATCATTGTTGACCTGCTTGAAGATTGCTATGAGCATTGCAGACTGTATATGTATGACCAAATGGGCATCACCCATGAATCAGATGACAGTTTCAGGGCATGGGATAAGGTTCAGACTGAATTCCTGTCAACCTTGAAGAAGCTTATGAACCTGGACTATGAGAACATCATTCTGATTTCCCATGAAGATACATCCAAGGACATCACCAAAAAAGGCGGTGACAAAATCACTGCAATTAAACCCAACCTGCGTGAAAAGGTTGCAAACAAGGTTGCAGGAATGGTTGATATTGTTGCAAGGGTCATTGCAGATGGGGATGTTAGAACCCTATCCTTCAAGACCAATGAAGTAATCTTTGGCGGTGGCAGACTGACAGCAAACACAGTTGAAATCCCCCTTGATTATGATGCCTTCCTGGAAGTCTATGCGGAAGCAAACAGAAATGCAGTTGCAATATTAAGCGGTGAGAAACCACAGACCGCTGCACCTGCGGAAAGAAAGGGCAGGAAGAAGAAAGAAGATACCCCTGCACCTGAAAAAGAAGCACCAAAGGAAGAAGCAACCCCTGCGGATGCTGAACCAACTAATGCAGAAGTTCCTGCGGAAGCACCTGCTGATGAAGCTGATGCCCCCAAAGAAGAAGTGAAGGAAGAACCTGCACAGGAAGCACCCAAGACAAGAACCAGGAAAAAGAGGGGTGAATAATGGCTGATGTGATTATATTGAAAGATGGTTCAGTTGAAACAATCTTTGAACCAAGAGATTTTCAATACCTTGTGGACAAGTACATGGGTTGGGATGCTGAAAAGTGTTTTGAAAACATAATTTCAAATTTGCAAGAAGAAGCTGATTACAACAAAAGTAAAGTTGAAACAGACCTTGGTTCTTATGAAGCATCCCTTGAATCCAACACAGCAGCTTTCCAGGATGTATTGGAAATATGCAGAAGCATGATTGCTGACTTCAACAAAGAAGAAGGCAGAAACAGATTGGCAGCATTAAGACCTTGGCGAAACCAGGTTGAACAAATAATCAAAATTATAAACAATCAAATTTGAAAGGATAAGGTGAAAAATCATGGCAAAAGAAAACATTTGGGATAAGTTTGACAAAGCTTACAACACAGAAGAACTGGCAAAAGAGGTTCAAGAACAAAAGGAAAGCGGTGGAACATTCACCCCTGTTCCCTTTGGCAGCTATGAAGTTAAAGTGAATAAAATGGAACTGACTGAATCCAAGGCACATGACCCAATGGTCAGCATTTGGTTCAAGGTTCTAAACGGTGACCACAAGGGCAGCTTGATTTTCTACAATCAGGTAATCACACAGGCTTTCCAAATCCACCTGAACAATGAACTGTTAAGGGCAATGGATACAGGTCTTGACATTGAATTCAAGTCATACAGGCAGTATGCACAGCTTCTGATGGATGTTCATGAAGCAATTGATGGGAAGCTTGAATTCGGTCTTGAATACGGTGAAGGCAAGAAAGGCTTTGCAACCTTTGAAATCACTGATGTGTTTGAAGTTGAATAATTAAGCAAGGGTATGTGGGTGCTTAAATTTTATAAGCACCCACTGCCCCACACTTCCCCATTATTAGTATGACCAAGATTTAATAAACCTATACAGAAAGGATGTGAAATAAAGTTGCCAAAAATATTAGATTTAACAGGTCAGAGATACGGAAGATTAAAAGTTATTAAATATGTTGGTATTGAACGAACGCATAAAGCTTATCTATGTAAATGCGACTGTGGAACTGAAAAGATAATAACTTCATCTGATTTAAGAAGTGGTAGAGTTAAGAGTTGTGGATGTTATAAACAGGAACTCATCACTGATAAAAACGAAACTCATGGGTTGAGAAAACATAGATTATACAATATTTGGGCTAATATGAAAAGCCGTTGCTATAATCCAAATGCTACTCATTATAAACGTTATGGAGGTAGAGGAATCCAAATCTGTCATCAATGGAGAAATAATTTTAAAGCGTTTTATGATTGGACTATGAATAATGGTTATAAAGATGGCTTAACAATCGACAGAATAGATGTTAATAGTGACTATGAACCTTCCAATTGCAGATGGGCGACTGACAACGAACAAGCTAGAAACACAAGCACGAATAAAATATTTACTATAAACAATGAATCTAAATCATTAATCGAATGGTGTGAAATTTACAATATCAATTATAGAACTGTTCAAGATAGATTGGTAAGGGGATGGGATATAAACAGAGCATTGACTGAACCAGTTCAATCGAAATTCAAAAATAAGGAAAATAAGGTGGTGTAATATAAAAATGCTCTTCTTCGATTTCGAGGTCTATCCTTACGATTGGTTAGTGGTTATTTTGGATGTCACAAATAAAAAAGAACATGTAATCATCAATGACCCTGATGAACTTGAAAGAGTGTACAAGGAAAATGTCAATGACATTTGGGTTGGTTTCAATTCAAGGCATTATGACCAGTACATCCTGAAAGGTATCCTTTGCGGATTTGACCCGAAGAAAATCAGCGATTACATCATTGTAAAAGGAAATCCTGGTTGGAAGTTTTCTTCCTTACTGAACAAAGTTCCACTGATAAATTATGATGTGATGCTGTCAACAGACAGGGGTCTGAAATCCTTTGAAGGGTTCATGGGTAACAACATCAAGGAATCAAGTGTTCCTTTTGATATAGACAGGAAGCTGACACAAGAAGAACTTGATGAAACAGTCAAGTATTGCAGACATGATGTGGAACAGACCATTGAAGTGTTCTTACAAAGAAGTGAAGAATTTGATGCATCCAGGGAATTGATAACCCTGTTCAACCTTCCAGTGTCATCATACAGCAAAACCAAGGCACAGCTTGTGTGTGAAATCTGCGGTGGTATGGGAAAAAAGTTTGATGATAATGAATTTGAATTCCCCATTGTTCCCTGCTTGGAAACACATTTGAAAAAATATAAATATGTGCTTGACTGGTACAAGAACCCAAACAACCACAACTATTCAAAGTCACTTGAAACAATGATTGCAGGTGTTCCACATACCTTTGCATGGGGTGGCATCCATGGTGCAAAGAAGCAGAACACTGAATCAGGATGGCTGCTGAACATGGATGTTACAGCTTATTATCCTTCAATTCAGTTGCAATACAAGTATGGATATAGGAACATGTCAAAACCTGAAAACTTTGAATTGATTCACAATGAAAACCTGCGATATAAAGCAGAAGGAAACAAAAAAGCAAGGTCACCTTTCAAGATTGCCAACCGCAGTATAAGTGGTCAGCTTAAAGATAAGAACAGCAGATTATATGACCCATTGATGAATAATGCAGTTTGTGTAAATGGTCAGTTGATGCTGCTGATGCTGATTGAAATGGTTGAACCCCATGCACAACTTATTCAGAGCAACACAGATGGTATTTTATTAAAGCTTAACAGCATTGATGATTATGACATCCTGGATGATGTTGTTTATGAATGGGAATGTGCAACAGGAATGAAGATGGAATTTGAACTATTCAGCAAGGTGTTCCAAAAGGATGTAAACAATTACATCATTGTTGATGTTGATGGAAGAATCAAGTCAAGAGGCGGTTATGTGAAAAAGCTGTCTAATTTAGATTATGACCTTCCAATTGTCAATAAAGCACTTATCAATTACATGGTGCATGGGATATCAGTTGAAGATACAATCCTTCCATGTGATGACCTGAAAGAATTTCAGATGGTGACAAAAATATCAAACAAGTACAAGCACATAGTTCATGGAAACAGGATACTGAAAGAAAAATGCATCAGAGTATTTGCATCCAAAGCACCTTCTGATGCAGGGGTGTTCAAAATTAGCATTCGGACTGGGAAGCCTGAAAAGATATCAAATTCACCTGAACACTGCTTCATTTTCAATGATGCGGTCAATGGATTGAAAGTTCCTGAAAAGCTTGACAAACAATGGTACATCAAGTTTGCAAAGAAAAGGCTTGCTGATTTTGGGGTGGTGTGATGAAAAACGATTATATACAGAAAGGAAGTGATGAATCTTGTTTTTCAAAGGCTATGTGGAAACCAAGGATAAGAAATGCATTGAAAAATTCAAAAACAGAACAGACTTCAAAACATATAGGCAGGTGAAGTCACTTCCCGAATTTGCAGGCATATTGGCAACTGATATCATTTTGATTGATATTGATGACTTTGAACAAAGTGAAAAACTGTTCAATATAGTCAAAGACCTTCAATTGAAATGCAGAGTGTACCAAACATCCAGGGGTAAGCACTTCCTGTTTAAGAATACAACCGTTGAAACATGCCGAACAAAAGCAAGCCTTGCAATCGGTCTAACTGCTGACATCAAGCTTGGTAAAAGGAATTCATATTCCATATTGAAATTTAATGGTAAGGAAAGAACGATTCTTTATGACAATGCTGACAATGAAGAACCGCAAGACCTTCCAAAATGGCTGCTTCCAGTAAAGACAACAATGGAATTCTTGAACCTTGAACCAGGTGATGGAAGAAATCAATCCCTGTTCAACTACATATTAACTTTACAATCAAATGATTTCAGTGTGGAAGAATCCAGGGAATGCATCAGGCTTATAAACAAGTATATCTTGAAAGTTCCACTGTCAGATGATGAACTTGAAGTGGTGCTGCGTGATGATGCTTTTCAGAAACCAGTGTTCTTCAAAGGCACAACCTTCCTGTTTGATAAGTTTGCAACCTACATAAAGAACAACAATCACATTATCAGGATAAACAACCAATTGCATCTTTACAGGGATGGGGTTTATATCAGCGGATACATGGAAATTGAATCTGAAATGATTAAACATATCCCCCAACTTAACAGAGCAAAAAGGGCAGAAGTTTTGGCATACCTGGACATTATGATTCGTGAAAACACCCCTGCATCCCCTGCCCACATGATTGCTTTCAGAAATGGAATCCTGAATATGAAAGACGGAAGCTTCATTCCTTTTTCACCTGACATTGTAATTACAAACAGAATTGAATGGGATTATAACCCACATGCTTACTGTGAACTTACAGACAAGACCCTTGACAAAATTACATGCAATGACCCAAACATCAGGGCATTACTTGAAGAAGCAGCGGGATTCTGTATGTTCAGAAGAAATGAACTGGGAAAAGCGTTTATCTTAACTGGTACAGGAAGCAACGGAAAATCAACTTATCTGAACATGTTGAAGCACATGCTTGGAAAGCACAATGTTTCATCCCTGGACTTGAAAAAGCTTGGTGACAGATTCAGCACAGTAATGTTATTTGGAAAGCTTGCCAATATAGGTGATGATATATCAGATGAATTCATCATGGATGCTTCAATATTCAAGAAAATAGTTACTGGGGAAACCATTGATGCTGAACAAAAGGGTCAACCAAAATTTGAATTTGAACCATATACAAAGTTATTCTTTTCAGCAAACAATATCCCAAGGATGGGTAAAGGAAGGGATTCTGCTTCAATATTAAGGCGGTTGGTCATCATCCCATTTGATGCAAAATTCAGTTCAGATGACCCTGACTTCAACCCACACATTGGTGATATGTTGCGGTCACAGGAAAGTATGGAATATTTGATTCAGCTTGGTCTGAAAGGTTTGAAAAGAGTTCTTGAAACCAAGAAGTTCAGCGAATCTGAAAAAGTTCAAAGAGAACTTGAAGAATATGAAGAAAGCAACAACCCTGTTCTTGGATTTATCAAAGAAATTGAATTAAGTGATGACTTCAAGATTGAGAATGAACCGACAAGTGAAGTTTACAAGCGATACCAAGAATATTGCCTTGCAAACAACTTGCAACCTATGTCAAATATAGAGTTTTCAAAGCAAATCAACAGAATTTTGAACATGCAAGTTGTTGTTAAAAGGATTGGAAACAAGACCCACAGATTATTTGTTCCAAGGTAAAAGAAAGGGTGGTGTAAGTGGATACATGTGTAATGTGCGGTGAATATGTTCCCGAAGGAAGGCAGGTCTGCATCACCTGTGAACAGACTTCCATCAAAGACAGTGGGAACAGAAGAAAGTTTGAAAGTGGTGCGGTCAGAGATATTCAGGAAGGCAAA